GTGGTGGTGCCTTCTCTGGTAAGGACTCAAGTAAGGTAGACCGTTCTGCAGCCTATGCAGCACGCTATATTGCAAAGAATATGGTGGCAGCTGGCGTGAGCGATGAGATTCTCGTACAGTTGGCTTATGCCATTGGTGTTGCTGAGCCAGTTAGCGTTTATGTGAATACCTATGGAACTGCAAAAATAAAGTTGACAGATGAACAACTTGCTAATTATGTTTTCAATACTTTTGACTTGAGACCTAAAGCCATAGAGAAAAAGTTTAATTTGCGTTCACCTATCTACCTACCGACTGCTTCATTTGGACACTTTGGCCATAATCCATATACAGCACTTATGTTTGTGCAAGGAAAGGAGACAAGAGTGAAAATGTTTCCATGGGAAGAACTTGATGCTGTAGAAAAGATTAAAACCGATTTGCTATGACGATTCTAAGTTTTACAATTGACCATACAACGTTGCTCAAGGGTGTTTATGTTTCAAGAAAAAAATAGATGCCATATAGAGACAAGATAACAACATTGGATATTCATTAGTATATTCACAATATAAACAAAACCGGAGATAGCTTAATGATAAAGCACTTAGCTCGGGGCTAAGAATATGGGGGAGCGAAACCTTCTCTCCGGACTTCATTAGATAATCTATGATGTTTGCAGCTCCAGGCGCCTTGTTTATAGGGCAAGTCCATTCTGATCAGCAAAAATTTCTCAAAGAAATCTTGCTAAATGCAAAAGCACAAGGGTTTACAAGAGTGATAGAGCCTTGTGCTGGTTCTTTTGCTATGTCAAATCTTGCAGTACAAGCAGGTTTCAAACCAGAGCAAATAGAAGCGAGTGATGTTACCTTGTATTCCTCAGTATTAGGATATGCAATTATGGATAAGCCTCTTGATGATTTAGAGATAAAGATTAAAGGCTTTTCTGATGAAGATTGCAAGGATTATGCAACAGTTTTGTATGCGATTTGCTACCACAAATTAAGGAAAGCAGCTGGTAATGACTATGGTTATTCTTTGCTGAGGGATTTAGAAATAAACAGAAGCGAACATATTAGTCGCTTCCAAGAAGGATTGCATCATGCTCGAAAAATTCTGTATGGATTAAAATATAGGCCATTAGATCTTATCGATCATCTAAGAGAAGTTAAAGGCGATGAAAAAACAATAATCATTGCCCAGCTACCTACCTACAAAGGAGGATATGAGCAACAGTTTAATTTTGGGGATATAGTCCAATGGAAGGAACCATCGTATAACATCTTCGACCCAGTAACAGGCAGGCACGATGTCATGGTTAATCTTATGGGAGATGCTCCAGCTCTCATTCTTGCATACGAGGAGTGTAAGACAGGAGAAACTGAGGGGTACCCTATTTTTTGCCGTAAAGCCAGTCGAGGGAATTTTAACGTGTATCAGACAACCAACCATAAGGATATAGCGTTAGTTTTGTCTCATGGAACAAAAATAACAAGAGCAAGCGAAGACAAACTTCAGAAATTGAATAGCTCTATTATGCCTCTAGATTATGAGATAACGGAGAACACAAAAATAGGAATCAAGCAGATAAGCGCATCTGTTGCGAGGTATTATAGAAACCTTTGGACACATAATTTTCAAGGTGGCTCAGGAATGGTAAACCTTGATTTTGCTTTGTTCGCTGATGGCCTTCTATGGGGAGTAATGGGTATAGCTTTACAGGCTCCGGCTTCGGTAGCCGGAGAGCAAATGATGCTTATATATGGTATCACACCGCAACATTCGTATCTACGCTTACATAGGTTAATGGTGATGCTATCGCTGAGCAAGCCGTTTCTTGCTCCATATATAGCTACAGACAAGATGCGGAAGTATAAATATATGCAGACGTCAATGATAACCAAGTATCCAGAGAGCAAGGAAATGCGAGGTGTCATGAAGTGCTATAACAAAGATAAATCAAAGTTAGGATACAAACTGCAATATCGTGGCGAGTTGACTGACAAAAAGTCATATCAAATTCTTAAAGAATATCTAAAGAAAGAGCAGGAATGGAGAATGAAAAGACAAAAGGCGAAAAGCCGGCAATAAAAGGGGTTGAGTTCCTTGTAGACATGGGGACTGGTCTTGTTTTTTCAAAGGTCGACGTAAATATCGTAAAAGAACAAGATAAGAACGCACGTATTCAACCAAATGAAATGATGAATCAACTGACTGATAACATTAAGAGCCGCGGCCAGTTAGAATCGGTGCCTTTCTGCGCCTATATAAATGGGAACGTTGAAATCATTAGCGGGCACCATCGAGTAAGAGCGGCAAAAACTGCTGGACTGAAATTTATCTATGTATTGATAGATATCACAGAATTAACTCAGTCGAAAGTTGCCGCAAAGCAGATTGCTCATAATGCTATTGACGGTTTTGATGATCAAGACGTACTTAGAGAAATAGCTAAACTCATTACTGATGTTAATGACAAGATAGAGTCTTATGGAGGAAAGGAGTTGTTTGGAGAGTCAAAGTTGACTATAGAGAAGCTGCTTGATCCTAAAACAGATTTCGATTGGCAGCAGATGGAGTTTCTTTTTCTCCCTTATCAAGTGAAAGACTTAGACGCACTTGTCGAGAAAGCTGTTGGTAAGGATTATATTGGAGTAGCTCACATTGAACAATACGAACTCCTGTTGAATACCTTGGAGAAATACAAGGAGTTTGAGAATGTAAAGAACGTTGGTCAAGCTATCTATATGATGATAAAGAACGCCGAGCAAGAAATGGGTGAAGCTGGATTTGATACTACGCAGGAGTATGTTCCTATCACAAGGGTGATAGGTGCAGGTGCTATTCCCGTAGAAGATGCTAAGAAAATTAAAGAAAGCATCGATAGTATGGAGGAAAATGGCGTTATTCCGAAAAACAAACGTTGGTTAGGATTAATAGAAGCTATTGAAGCATATGCCAAAACAAAGTAATTATACCTCTCAAATACATGATCATATAGCATGGGCTTTAGCGGTTGAAGGAAAAACTGATATCCAAATAGCTGAGGTGATGGGTATCACTGAACGGACGCTGAATAATTGGAAGAAAACTCATGAATCGTTCTTTCAGTCCCTAAAAAAAGGCAAAAGTGTTGCTGACGCGGACGTGGTAAAATCTCTATATGACAGAGCCGTTGGTAAGGTTGTCGTCAAAAATAAAAAGGTAACGATAGAAATGGACTCCGAAGGTAATCAACGACCTGCGAGGATTGAAACGACAGAACAGCAAGTGCCTCCAGACGTGACAGCAGCTATCTTTTGGCTAAAGAATAGAAACCCAGCACAATGGAGAGACCGACAAGACGTAAAAGTTGATAATAACGAATGGGTGTCTGCCCTAAAATCGAAGGTAAGCGGATACAAGAAAGGAGAAGAGTTAAGTGAATGAAAATCAAAGATTGATAAATGAAGCTGTTAAATATTGGAGAGAGGATTGGAACTTGTTTGTGCGTGACGTCCTTGGAGCTAATTTAGACAAGGAGCAGAAAGAAATTGTTTCCTCTGTTCAGCACAATAAGATGATAGCTGTATCGAGCGGCACATCAAGAGGCAAAGATTTTGTTGCAGCTTGTTGTGCTTTGTGTTTTATGTACCTTACTCCTACCTTTGATGAGAGAGGTGTATTAGTCGGCAATACTAAGATTGCTATGACGGCCCCTACAGGTCGACAAGTTCACAATATCATGACTCCAGAGATACATAGGCTTGTGAAAAGTGCGAGGAAGCGTTTCAGTTGGGCATGTGAAGGTCGGCTTGTAGCAGACGATATCCGTACTAACTATACGGAATGGTTCTTGACAGGATTTAAGGCTGATGATAATGCAACGGAATCATGGTCAGGATTCCACGCCGTAAATACAATGTTTGTAGTTACAGAGGCGTCAGGTATAAGCGAAACTATATTTAATGCTATTGAGGGTAATTTACAGGGAAATTCTCGATTGTTGTTGGTTTTTAACCCTAACGTAACTACTGGGTATGCGGCAAAGGCTATGAAATCCTCGCGTTTCAAAAAGTTTAGGTTAAGCTCTCTTAATGCTGAAAATGTAGTAAAAAAAAAGAATGTCATTCCAGGGCAGGTTGATTATGAATGGGTAAAGGACAAGGTGGAAAATTGGTGTTCCATCGTGCAGCCTGGAGATTTCAACGAGGGAGAGGGAGACTTTAAGTGGGAAGGTACTTGCTATCGTCCTAACGACCTATTTAGAGTAAAGGTGCTTGGACTATTTCCGAAAGTAACCGAAGATACGCTCATTCCACTTGAATGGTGCGAGTTGGCACATGGGCGTTGGCAAAAACTTCAAGAAGAGAAATTCGTATCAAGGAAGCACCCTCTTGTTGGTGTTGATGTTGCAGGCATGGGGCGAGATAGCAGTTGCTTTGTTCCGAGACACGGGAATTATGTACCAGAGATTAAGATACATCAGTCTGGCGGAAAAGCCGACCATATGAAAGTGGCTGGCGAAGCCGTACAATGGCTACATGATGGAAAGGCAAAGGTTTTCATTGACACAATAGGTGAAGGTGCTGGGGTTTTTGCTCGCCTTGAAGAACTGGGATATACTAATGCCTACTCGTGTAAGTTCTCAGAAGGAACAAAGGGATTACACGATATCACCGGGCAATATGAATTTGCCAATATGCGTGCCTATTGCTATTGGGCTATAAGGGATTGGCTTAATCCAAAGAATGGGTTTAATCCCGCCTTGCCACCCTGTGAAGAGCTGGATGCGGAGTTGACCGAAGTGCATTGGTTTTTCCAAAGTAGTGGTAAGATCATCCTCGAACCGAAAGAAGACATCAAGTCAAGGCTCGGCCGTAGTCCTGACATCGCCGATGCCTTGGCCTCTACGTTCTACCCAAATGCCAAAGATTATGTAGATGACGCTTGGTTGTTGCAAAACATTTTGTAACTTTGTGGCGAAATCTCAGTTTTTCTGACGATTTCATTGCTCTTAGTGTGTTCGTCCGTGATGGATAGGCACACTATTTTTTTACTTTTCCACCAAAGTTAAATAAAGTTTAAGTTATTGATTTTCAGGTAGTTACGTTTGGTTAATACAAATAAAATGACTACCTTTGCAATATAAATAATAACAATTAAAAAACAAAAGAGCAATGAAAAAGTTGGAAAACCAAGAGTTTTATTTAATCTCTTCTGAATTTAATTTAGAAAAATATCGTTCAATTCTTGATGCTATCAAGAAGAATGTTGTTTCTCAATACATCGACGATTCAAATGACGAATACATATCTTTCATTTTCTTGGGAGAGGATGGAGAAAAGGTGATGTCAGAACTTCTTAAAAACTACAAGTCAAATAGCCACTTCTTTTCAGATCTTTATCCCTACGAAGAAATGGTTGAGAATTTTGGAGTAAAACTTGAAATATTCATCTAACATTTTAAATATGAATTTAGACAAAAAGACAGATAAGGCAAGATCTTTATTGAAAATGGGGCGTTTCAAAGAAGCTCTTGCTATCATAAAGACGTTTAGGTTAGGCTTTAATAAGGAAGAGAAGAGAAGTATTCAGATAGCTTATGAAACATTGTCAGGGCACGGGGACTTCTACCGTCAACTCGGAATAAAAGTTGACGAAATAATTGAAGACACAAAAAAAATGCTCATTGACAAATATTTATGATTTAATTGTTATTATCCAGGTGCGCTTGTCTGTGAAGATAGGCGCACTTTTTCTAAAAAGAAAAACACAAAAGTATTTGATAAACAAATATCTTTTACTATATTTGTAGATGTAATTGCAAAGGTATTTGTTATGATAGATTTCACTTCCATAGACTTTGATAGCCCACACGTTTCGGAAACCATCAATCAGTTGAAAACCAAATCAGTATCAGTTCCTGCTTGGGAAAAATTGATCATCGACTATGAGCCAAAAAAACATGCCGTATTAACCGACACGGATGTGTTGAAGGATAAGGTAAGGTCTGACGGACAGCTAGACAAGTCTGCACGAATAATTGTTGGACTTGAAGAGCTTCATGTGAAGAGGTTGTCCGAGTTTACCTTTTCTATCCCTGTGAAGAGGGTGTATGGCAATTTGGAAAATAATGAGACACGCAAGGACATCAGTAGGGCAATAGAAGCAGTATATAAGAATGCACGCATTGATAGCGAGAATCTTAAACGCGCGGTGGCTTTCTATGCTTCATGTGAGATATTCACCGTATGGTACGCAGTGAAGAAGAAAAACAAACTCTATGGATTTGAGAGTGAGTATAAGCTCAAATGTAAGACTTTCTCACCAATGAGCGGAGTCCGCTTGTATCCGCTATTCAACGAGATGGATGACATGTTGGCGATGTCTTTCGAGTACACCAAGAAAGTACAGGATAAAGACGTGACTTTCTTTGAAACCTATACATCAGATAAACACTATATTTGGAAACAAGGACTGGATGCAAGTAAATGGTTACCAGTATTGACACAAGAAACGGAAGATGGAGAAACTGAAAATGGCGAGGAGATTATCCTGATGAAGATACCCGGCGTGTATGCTTGGCGGCCGAAACCTGTCTATGACGGCCTTTCTCCCATCCGTGCGGAGATTGAATACTCGTTGTCTCGAAATTCTAACGTAATAGCCTACAACTCCGCTCCGCTATTGAAAGTCATAGGGGCTTCCAAGGGAAAGGAAGACAAGGGGGAGAGCTACCGTGTTGTTCATTGTGACCATGGTGGTGACGTTGCCTATGTTTCTTGGTCGCAGTCTATAGAGGCTTTGAAGTATCATGTTGAAACCATGGAGAAGATATACTGGATGCAGGCACAGATACCTGACATTTCCTTTGAGAATATGAAGGGACTTGGAAATATCGGTTACGATGCGCGCCAGACATTGCTAACCGATGCCCACTTGAAAGTTGGTGATGAAGCTGGAGTTTGGATTGAGTTCCTTGAACGTGAGTGTAATGTCATAAAGGCTTTCCTCTCAATAATGAACAGCAAGTTTTCCGGTGAGATCGACAAAGTTGATGTCGAGCATATCATCACTCCGTATGTACAAAACGACGAATTGGCCGAGATTAACAAGCGCATGAAAGCCAATGGTAACAAGCCAATAGAAAGCCAGCTAGAGTCAATCCAAAAGTATGGCGAGAGTTCCGATGCTGCTGCAACGTTGAAACAGATACAAGAGGAAGGTGCTGTTGAAGCGATGCAGACGCGCTCTGCATTTATTTTAGAAAATCAAGTGTTATGACAATAGAAGAATTAATGGCAGAGAAACGCCGCATGGAGCAAAGAATATCCGATGCAATCAAGGAGTTTGAGGGCGCCACTTCCTTGAAAGTGGAAAATGTGTCCGTAGTTCGCTGCACCATCAGCAGTGAACTCGGCTTTGAAAGGGATTACAAATATAACGTTAAGGCAAAAATAGACTTATGAAAGATAGGATAGCACATCTACTGGTAAGGTTGGCAGAGTGGTTATGCCCGACCTTTGAGTTGAAACCCACTTATGAGGCAAAGGAGATAGCCATTGCAGTTGCCATCACCAAGAAGAATATTCGCCAATATAGAAGTTCTCGTGGTGGAAAATGCTCTTACCGCAAAGGAGTTGTCGAGACGGAAAAGATACAGAAGGGTAACAATCACAGTCACATCTTCGAGGCAATTGAACGAAATGGGCTTATCGTTGATAAGGTCTATGTGAAGGGCGGAGAAAGGATTGTTGAATCTCGCTTAAAAGTTTATGTCTGCAAGAAAGAAGTGTAACAAACAAGCGAACACCTTTCATTGCAGGGAATGTGAATTTTGCGAAACAGAAACGAAGTTCGAGACCCTTAGCCTAAAAGGAGAGCCGACACTTGGGCGGTGTCCACACTACAAGGGAAAGAAATTTTGTGTATTACTCAGACAAAAAGCATGTAATAAGTTCAAGTTAAAGCATGGGTAAACCAAGGCTGCCAAGCCAAAAAAAAGCATATAAGGAACTTAGTAAGCGGCTTGCCGGATACATGGTTCAGGTTAGGAACATTTACGATAGAATCAATGAAAGGGTTGCATCCGCCGTTGAATCTGTCGGGTATGATGGGATTGGCGAGTTTAGTTTTTCAGACTACCCTGAAATGAGCAGCAGCTTACAGGCAATTCAGAGACAGTTTGTTGGTGAGATGAGATCTCTCATCTACTCTGGCACTTCCGCGGAATGGAAGAACAGCAATGTATTTCAGGATCTTGTCGCTAATAAGGTCCTGAAATACTATCATGCACAAGTAGCTGGCGAGAGGTTCAAGCATTATTTTCAGAATAATAGCGACCAGCTTAGGGCCTTTCAGGCAAGAAAAGAAAGGGGACTAAACTTATCGGCGAAGTTATGGAAACAATCTGAGGTCTATAAGGAGTCTATCGAGGCCACCATTTCTACCGCTATGGAGAAAGGCATGAGTGCCATCACCTTGTCAAAACGTCTAAGCAAATATCTACACGATTGGCCATCACTACAAGCAGATTACCAGGAGAAGTATGGCAAAGCTACAAGATGCTATGATTGTGAATATCGCTCTATACGTCTTGCAAGAAATGAGATAAACATTGCTTATAGGACAGCCGAGCAAGAACGTTGGCGTAAGCTTGATTTCATTCTTGGATATAAGATAAAGTTGTCCAGTTCTCATCCGAGATATGATATTTGCGATGAATTAGTGGGTGATTATCCTAAGGACTTTAAGTTTGTCGGTTGGCATCCGAACTGCCTTTGTTATACTGTTCCAATCGTTATGAGCGAAGAAGAATATTGGGCAGATGACGTGAATAACAGTCAAAATCTTATAACTGCGCCACCAGAGGGTTTTGGCAAGTGGATAGACAAGGCGGAAAACTTAGAACGTATAGGTAAGGCGAATGAAAGAGGGACACTTCCATATTGGCTAAGAGATAATGAGAAAATCCGAGATTGTTCTTTATTGATGGCAAAAGCAAGGAAGGTAGGTGGCACAATACAAAATCAAGCAGAAACGATAGCAAAGAAATATGGTGGAGTCGTAACCCCTATTAATTATAAAGGTTTTTCTTCTATGTATCGTAAACTGGGGTCTGAAAAGGACATGCTTGTATCTGATATAAAAGATAGCGTAAGAAACACCATTATTGTTGAGAAAGGGAATATAGGCAAGGTTGTGAAAGAATTGCAATCTCTCCCTACTTTCAGCAGGTATAAGCAGCAGGCTCCAGAGGATTTCTGCGGATATAGTGGTAATATAATCAATTTGAAAATGCCAAACGGCATTCAAGCCGAGATACAGGTGAATACACCTAAAATGATATACGCAAAGGAAACAGAAGCGAATGCTCGTAGGATATTGGGAGATAGGGTTTGGGAACAAATCGCAAATGAAACAGGGGTACAAGGTGGCTTAGGACACAAGTATTATGAAGAGATGAGGGTCTTGGATAAAGGTAAGGATGAAACGAAGATTGCAGAATTAACAAAACTTTCCAAGTCTTATTATGCACATTTTCAATAAATTCTTTGGTAATATCAATTATTTTCAGTAATTTTACAATAGAAAATAAATCACTATGGATTTAATAAAATTGTGTAGTAAGCTCAAAAAAGGAGCTGTCTACCTCAAAGATGATTACGAGGATATTGTATTAAGAATGGTAATCGTAGGTAATTCTACACGTTGTTTCATCAAGCGTAGAGGACGCAAGGAAATAGAGGTTGATTCGACAGGCAAAGACATTTTTGATTCACAGATGTATGGAACAGAAATCAGTAAAGACGAGTATGATAAATTTCGATGAACTTCTAGAAAAAGCCATACAAATTGTTATAAAGCTGCATGGCGGACAGAAAGATAAGGGTGGAAATGATTATACGCTTCACCCGATGCGAGTGTCAGAATCTTGCAACTCAGACGAAGAAAAGATAGTAGCATTGCTTCATGACACGATCGAGGACGGAGACATAACACCCGATTATTTGCTTATGCAAGGATTTTCTCACGACATCGTAGATGCCGTCATATCTGTAACACGAAACAAAGGAGAGGATTACTTTGACTTTATCCAGCGGTGCAAAATTAATCCTATTGGTCGAAGAGTAAAGATTGCCGACCTCAAAGATAACATGGATATAACAAGGCTGAAAGAATTAACTGAAAAGGATATAGAGCGATTAAAGAAGTATCACAAGGCTTATAAGATGTTGAATAAATAAGGGCGGTTAATTCCGCCCTTTGTATGTTTATAATGTTAAAGACAATTTCTCTCCCAACGAAGTTTTAATGTCTATATAAAGTTTGTTGTCTTTGATTGTTCCGATATATTTCTCTTTTGAATTGTTATCTATAAAAGTCAGATTTCCGCTACTATCAACAGTGTATCTAAAGTTTATCTTATTAACTTCTTCTATCTTTTCTTTTTGTCCTATAGAGTTCTTTTCCGTGAACACTTCCATTGTATAAGTGTAGTCGTTTAGTTTGAAAATATTGTTATTATAGATAAATTCATTTGCATTTAGAATTTCTTTATATATTCCTGACTTCACAGAATAGAAAGTTTTTGGCAGTTTGCATTTGTAGGTATACACAGAACAAAGTTTCACGTTATATTTGAAAGTATGTAAGATAACCAGCGAGCAATGTTCTTTATCAGTGAAAGACATTTTGTAATTTTCTGAAGATGATGTAACGAAATTTACAGACGAGTCTTTTGTTATTTCTGTCTCGGTATATTTATCTTTTAGGAAATTAGACCATTTCAAACACTCCTTAAAATTTTCCAGCTCCTTTCTGTCTGTATTATAATCGTTCGTAACAGGCAAGGATACTGTCTGACTAAAGACCTTTCCAGAAAGGATATATTGAACATCTTTAGAATTATCATCAGAAGATGAAGAACATGAAGTAACTGCAAATGCTGAAAAAATAGCCAGCAGGATAAATAGATTCTTTTTCATTTTTTGTTATTTTTGTTTATTGTTCCACTCTTGTCTCTTTTCTACCTGTAATCTCATAGCCTCACATAATTTATCCTTTAGATTGTAAAGGTCGTTTACACTTGAAAGGCTAATCTTTTCATAGTTTCCGCTATGCTCCTTATCGGGGAATATAACAGACTTAGAGTATAGCCTCAACGATAATCTACACACCCACCAGTATTGCTCATTAGCATAGTATATCAAGAAGTACGTCTTAAAATCCTTGTAGCAAAGTTCTGACACATCGTATTTCTCAGCAAGAATAGCCTTTACAATTTTAAAAGCATCAAGTTCTTCTTGTGTGGTAACTATTCCGTTGCCCTCTTCTTCAACCTTGTCTTCTTGGGACGTTATTTCGCTTTGATGTTCCTCGTTTTTGATAGCAGAGTTTAGCCTATCTTGAATGATGTCGTTTATTACGCTCGAAAAAGATTTTTTCACAAAAGGGGTGAATTGCTCTATTACAGATGGGTACACACGTCCCGAATATACCTTACGAACAAGGTATTCAACAAAAGACGAAGAGGGTGTTGAGATTTCCTTTTGCAATATGGCCTTTATCTCTGTCATGTATTTCAGTTCATTGGCTGTGCTTATAATTTCCTGCTCGTTGTAATACGACCTATGAAACTTTTTAAGTTGATCTATATCATCGTTTGATAAGTCTGGCATGTTCACAACCAGGAATGGTTTCTCGTCCATAATGTTTTGCTTGTCGATGTCTGTATAGAAACGCCACTCGATACCATTTGTCAGTACTCCGAATCGCGATTTGCTTGCCACAAAATACTTTTGCAGTTGTGTTGAATGCAGGTTTAGGTTTTGCTTAGAGTCTTTGCATTCAATAAGCATTATCGGCTCTCCGTCTTTCAGAATGGCGTAATCTATCTTCTCTCCTTTGGTCTTGATAAGGTTGCAATCCATTTCGGGAACGACTTCCGTAGGGTCGAATACGTCATAACCAAGTGCGTAAATCATGGGTAGAATGAAAGCCGTTTTGGTGGCTTCTTCCGTTGCTACCATTTCCTTTTGCTTGGCTATCTTTTCAGACAGTTGTAAGATTGTGTCTTTGAAATCCATTGCTCTTTATGTTTGACTAGTAATGCAAATATAGCAAACTTATCTAAGTCTAGCAAGTCATTACGAAAATTTTCTCAATTTTGAGAAAATAAAAGATCAAAAACTTGCACATTCCGCACTTTTTCACTATCTTTGCATTGTTCAAAATTACAATCAATGCAGAATTGCCGATTGAACATCGGCTATTTTTGTATCTCCAACTTTTCGAGACAAAAGGTATTTTATAAATGCCGCGCCGAGTGTGCAAGCGGAAACGCCCACAAAAGTTTGATTGTAGACTTTGAACAACTCGTAGCGCGGTTTTTTATTGTTCAAAATTACAATCAATGAAAGAACAAGTAAACGTCCTAAAACAAGTGGAATTGCTTGGACACCAATTCACAATCTACGGAACGGCCAGCAATCCTCTGTTCCTTGCAAAGGAAGTGGCTGACATCATTTTCGGTGACGGTCGTGACAGGGGGACTAATGCGCGAATTGTGCGAGGGGTAGACTACTTTGAGAAACGTATGTGCATAATCATGAGAAACGGAGTAAGGCACAAGTTGTGCATGCTCACCCTGCAAGGTGTGTACGAGGTTGTCTCCCTGTGGAAAAAGCATTATCAGCAGCCTTGTTTCGCCCTCAACAGTTATCTTTTAGCGGAGTTTGGCAAACCTGTCCCAAAGGAGAAGATAACGCAGGTGACTAACAAGGAGAGTTTAACAACTAAGGGTGACACTGTTATTAGGAGTAAGGTGATTGCGAAGACCTCCATTGGTAAGAAGCAACCGACAGTTGTCGTGGATAATGCAAGTCCAAAGAAGAAGAAGTTTGATGACGCCTTTGAGAGTATCTCTATTCCAAAAGAAGCAGCTAAACTTATTCGAGACATGCAAAATCCTATGATGTCGGCAAAGGACTATTTGTTTGAGGCTATTTGCAGGTTGATTGAAGTTATGTATGACCCAGAAAGCCCAGAAAGAGAATACGAAATGAAAGACTTATTTCCTCTCTACCAAATGGCAGGTCAGCGTAAGTTGATTAACGCACTGCAAACACACTAAGAGCAATTAAGGTAGCTAAATAGCTATCGTGTCTATTCGGACGAACATGCTAAGAGCAATTATTCTTTAGAAAAACGCATTATTGGGTACTTTTATATATTGTTCCTATTCACGTTATTTGACCAAAAAAAATCACATCAATCTATTGATTTTCAGATAGTTATATTTGGTAATATCAATAAAAATGACTACCTTTACACTATCAAAAATAATAACAATTAAAAACAAAAGAGCAATGAAATATGTTAGTCATAAAGGGAAAACAGTAAGGGTTTCAGATAGGCGTTACAATGAATATCTGAGAAAAGTTGAAAATATCAACACATGGCTTTCTTTTCGGATTAAAATATTGGGTTTCAGCAAAGAGGAACTTGTTATGAACCCATCAAATGTTGTCATATTTTGCAAAGGTCTGATAACAGATAAGGATGGTAAGCTTCATTTTCCAAAAGACAAAGAGGGCAATCTGATTGTAGACAATAGAGAGGTCTATTTTAGTGTAAAAGAAATGAAGTTCTTTGGCGGGTATTACTGTGGTAAACTTTTACCATTTAACACCCCCGAAGAAGCTTATGAATATGCAAATTCTCTTCCTTTAATTGGGTAGATAGCAACTTATTAAATATAGAGCAATGAAATTATTTTCAGACAACGCGGATTTCTATCCGACACCTGAAGAGGTGGTTAACACAATGATGATGGGGGAAAACATCATCGGTAAGACCATCTTAGAGCCATCAGCAGGTAGCGGCAATATCGTCCGCTGGTTAAGAAATAATGGCGCCGGTGAGGTTATCGCTTGCGAAAAAGATAAGCACTTACAAAAGTTATTGGCAGGAGAAGAGTGCAACATTATTGCTGACGATTTTCTCTCTGTAACAGCAGAACAGGTTAGTCATATCGACTACATCGTGATGAACCCACCCTTTTCAGATGGGGCAAAACACATATTGCATGCTTATGAGATTGCGCCCATAGGGTGTACAATTGTAGCTTTATGCAACTCTTCCAATCTCGAAAAAAGATGGAATGAAAGCTATGCAAAGTTACAGGAGACTGTTGGGCTTTATGGAAACTCTGAGTGGCTCGGAAGTGTGTTCAATACGGCGGAGAGAAAAACCCACGTAGACGTATCTCTCGTAAAGTTGTACAAAGAGGGCGAGGCTGGAAATGAGTTTGCTAATTACATGTTCTCCAATGAGGACGATGCGCTCAACGCTAACGAAACCGAGGGCTTGGTTCAATACAATGTTGTGCGTGATATGGTAAACAGGTATATTTCTGCGGTTAAACTTTTTGATGAGACAATGGCCGCAAGCAAGAAAATTAACGAAGTTGCTCGGTTTGACGATGAAACAGGAGGGTTTCTTCCTATTGAGTTTGTCATTGTGGACCATAATCGCAAAGTTGTACAGGTTTCCAGGCAGCAGTACAAAAAACAGCTCCAGCGGTATTATTGGAGGATTATCTTCCGAAAATTAAAAATGGACAAGTATGCCACAAATGGTTTGCGTGAGCAAATAAACCATTTTATAGAAAAACAAGTGGATGTGCCGTTCACGATGCACAATATCTATCAAGTGTTGAATATGGTTATACAGACCGCTGGGCAGAGAATGGACAAAGCTCTATTGGAAGCGTTCGACTTGATATGCTCTCTTTCCGCAGAAAACTCAACTGCTGGAGAGAAATGGAAAACGAATGCAAACTACATGGTAAACCGCAAGTTCATTGTTCCATATATGACTGGTTACGACACTCGGTGGCCGCGAGATTACATGACACTAAGTTATAGCAGTAACGAAACAAAGATAGCTGATGTTGTAAAAGCCCTGTGTTATATCACAGGGATAAATTATGACGACATACCAGATTTACACAGTTTTATCTACGACAGGAAAATTCCTTATGGTGAATGGTTTGAGTGGGCATTCTTCCGAGTAAAAGGGTTCAAGAAAGGAACAATGCACTTTGAGTTTCTTGATGAGGATGTATGGATGCGGTTTAATCAGCAGGTTGCTAAACAAAGGGGTTGGGTGTTGCCTAAGAAGAAAAGATAAGAAGATTTTCGTTTCATTGTTGATTGGCGGTGGGTGTCCTTGTATGCCTGCCGCCTTTCGCGTATACAAAATAAATTATAAGAAAAGTGTGAAATTTCTTTGTTAATCAAATACTTTTAACTATATTTGTACTCGAAAGCGTGTGAAGTAGCACGCAACAGAACCGGTCGATATTTCATTGCTCACAAACGGTATGGTTCTACCGACTATGGTCTGTTTGCGTTCACTCGCATGGCAGACCATTTTTATTTATAAATAAAACGCAATGAAGAAACATTTTAAGAAAGTGTTGGAAGCGCTGAAAACAAGTAAGGACATTAAGGCTCTTGGGTTCAGTCGCAGAGAGTTGAAGGGTGTTGCTGCCAAGATTGCCGACAAACTTGACTCCGAGATTAAGGATGATGCCTCTGATGAGGAAATTCAAGAAATGGTAGACGATGCCATAGAGACCGCCCTGCCGTTTCTCCAATTCTCACAGACGGTATCAGACAGCCGTGTCCAAGCGTATAAAAACGCCCACCCCCTAAAAGATGACGACGATGATGAAGACGACGATGACGACGATGAACCAGGAAGTCGTAAGAATCGTAAGAGTCAAACGTCCAAAAACAAAAAGGAGGTCGATGAAGGCAATGGTGAATCCTCGTTTACCAAGGCCCTGAAACAAGTGATGGACAAGCTTGATGGGATGCAGTCAGAGATTACCGAACTGAAAAGCGGTAAGACTACTGAAGGCAGGAAGAACAAGCTTGAGAAACTTCTGAAAGGCACTGGCAAGTTTGGCGAAAGAACACTCAAAGCCTTCAACAGAATGTCGTTCGAGAATGATGACGAGTTTGAGGATTTCTACGATGAGGTCGAGGCCGACCTTGAAGCGGAAAACCAAGAGCGAGCCAATCGCGGTCTTGAAAGATTGGGTGCGCCCGATGCAACCGCCGGAGCAGCAAACAACAGATCCAAAAAAAACGACGATGAAATGATGTCGGATGACGAGGTGAAGGAACTGGCCAAGCTGTAGTCGTCAAAGTAGAAATTAAAATTTTAGTACAAATGGGTGCAAAAGCTAATTTAGCAAATGAGAGTGCCAAGATTGTGACTGGTATCGATTCTGTCGTTATCCGTCAGTATGTTGGTGGTATCACTGGTGGCCGTACTCTTGACATGGCAGACTTCAAGGAAGATGTTGTCAAGTCCGGGCATCTTGTTATCCGAACTCTTGATGACGAAACTAAGGAATACACTTATAAGCCTATGCCTGTGCAAGACGGCGCATACAAGGCTCTACCTGTCAAGCATGAGTATGCTGGCGTTGTAGTTTGTTCCAAGTTGAAGAACGAGCCTCTTGTCGGCATTATGGATGACGGCCGTGTCAACGACAGGGCCATGCCTTATCCGCTCACTGAGGCAATGAGAACTGCAATCAAGGCGGCTCTCCCAAAGCTTATTTTCGAACACGATTAACAAAGGAGGTAGGAAATGAAAGAATCACTTTTTATTCAGTTCATCGCCAGCATCTGGCCTAAGCTGAATCTTTACATCAAGGAGAAAGAAGCTCCCGTGAAGCGTTCTTACCTCCATAAGGAGATGTTGACCCCTGTGTACAGCTCCGACCAGAAATGGGAGGGCACATCGGCAAAGACCACCTATGTAGCAGCTGATATGGTGGCAATGGATTCCCCGTTGCCAATCAAGAAGCGTGGTGCTCTTGCCTCGTCCAATGGCAAACTTCCTAAGGTTGGTATGAAGAAGATTCTCCGTGAGACGGAAATCAACGCTATCAACATCATGAAGGCCCACTATGCTACTGCTACCGATGACGAAGCTAAGAAAGCCGAGAAGCAACGTATCCTCACCAAGTTGCTCAATGACGGTGAGGCCTGCTCTATCGGTATCGATGAGAAGAACGAGGCCAACTTCCTCACTGCCTTGTCGGAGGGCGTATTGCTTGTTGAGGACGAGGACAACGTAGGCACAGGCTTGCGCGTTAATTTCGGCTATCTCGAAAGTAACACATTCGGCACCATCGTTAAGGGGCATGTGAGCTATGAGGATATTGAGAACATCAAGGGAAAGGCGGATGGCGATGGAAACACCATCACTACCCTTATGCTCGCCAAGTCTAAACTTAATGAGATTCGCAAGGAACGATGGGCGCGAGAGCTAGTAGCTGACGTAGATGATAAGGTCTACACTGACAACTCGACATTGAAAGTTCCCTCTGTAAGCAAATTCTCACAAGCCTTCGAGGATGAATTTGACATTAAGATTGTCGTTGTGGACCGCTCTGTCATCTTTGAGAAGGATGGAATGCAAAAGAGTAAAAAGCCTTGGAATGCAGACCGCATGGTATTCCTCTGCTCCAACATTGTAGGCTCGCTAGTGTGGGGTTCTCTTGCAGAAGCAACCAACCCTGTTGAGGGTGTCAAGTATGCTACTGTCGACCAATACAAGCTTATTTCCAAGTTCTCGAAGACAGACCCTTTGCAGGAGTTCACTAATGGACAGGCTTTAGTCCTCCCAGTAATCGAAGATGTGGATCAAATCTATGTTCTCGATTGCAACGAAACGAAGTCTGCCGAGGTGGACACAGAAAAGGAGAAACTTGACACTGCCGACACCTTCACCACCGTGAATGGTAAAAAGTATAAGAAGGTTGACCTCATTGAGCAATTGAAATCCTTAGGCGTCAAGATTGGCAAGAAAGCCAAGGATGAGGAAGTTATCGCTGCCATCAACTCACTAAGTGACGAACAGGAGGTAACGCTTTTTGCTAACGTAACACCGCAAGGCTAATTATGAAGACAATACTGCAAGCGCTCCGTGACGAGATACATTATCCGATACCAGTTGGGTTCATAGAGAATAAGCTCATAGCCAGACAACTGAGGGCGGAAGACCCTTACAACCATGAGGTGTCGAAATGCTGTATGTGGAAGGGGGCGCTTGCGGATTGCCTTTATTCTCTCATACAGGCTGTTGCCTATTCCGAATCGGACAAGAGTGTCGGTACACTCACTGATAAGGATAAGGAGCGGCTCTTGATCCGCGTAAACGCATTATATGAATCCATCGGTGAACCAACAGTAGGAATAGGCCTGCCGACAGTAACATTTGGAGAATAGAAATGGCTGTACTTGATTTTGCTGCACATTTGCTGGATTACCAAGTCCTGATTGGAGGAGGTGAAGATCCAAATACCGGTGACTATATTGACGGCAAGAGAACATGGGTAAACGATGCTTACAAGTGTGATATTGTCCCTGCCGGTAGGGCAAATCAGATACCCATTCCTGACGGTACGGTCCAGACCTATTCGTATACGATTTACAATCTTCCGAACGATTGCCGAGAATTTCAGTATGGAGACAAAATCCGCATAAGTTTCTACGGCAAGAGACCAGGCAAGGTTTTTACTGTCCTTGGGTTTCATCGATACCAACACCAGTGTAAGATTTGGATTTGATATGGGCATAAAAATGAACACACCGATAGACGAGGTGGACAAGTTCCTCTATAAGGCTTTTGAAATCTTAAAGAACGAAATTTCCAGATGCCTCACGAAACTAGGTGAAGAGTGTGTTGCAAAGATCAAAGACAGGTCTGGAAGTGAGAGTTGGTTCGATCGGACAGGAAACCTCCGTTCGTCAATCGGATATGGGGTATATGATTACGGCGTTAAGGTTTTACAGTCTGCTTTCCACACCATCTTGCAAGGGAGCGAGGGCAGCGAAGAGGGCCAGAAAATGCTTAGTCAACTTGGCGACGAATATTCAGACTGCTTTGCCTTAGTCGTAGTAGCAGGAATGAACTACGCGGAGCATGTGGAATCTCTTGACAATAAGGACGTGTTGGCATCAACAGAACTTTGGGCAAAAGATGTCATAGAGTCTCGCCTTGAAAGGGCAAAGAAAAGAGCTATTGAAAAAATTGACAAATTGGTAGCATGAAATCTGATATAGACATAAAGGATGACGTTTGGAAGGTCGTCAAGAACTCCTCACTCCTCAATGAGGTAACAGGTGAGCTGAAAAAGACTTCCGTTCGTCCAAAAGGTTCGCGCAACGAAGATATTGTAATATCTGTCTTAGCTAATGCCACCAAGCAAAAACAGATAGCTTATGTCAACGTCAACATCTATGTAGCTGATGATGACGTTGATGGACAAGACGAAGAAAAGACAAAACGGCTCAGGAAACTCTGTCGAATGTCGTTCGACCTTTTTGAAAACGTGCGAGGCAACGACTTCCGCCTGTCGCTTACAGACCCTAACTACGAGTGCGGTCAGAGGGTGATAGAATCAAGCGGAACGTCTGAGCACGTTATAAACAACAAGTTATTGTATCAAATTATAAACGAGTAAAATTATGGGAAAACCAATCGGATGGGGAAAGTGCAGCATCTTGGTCAAAGACCTCGACACTGCATCTGCGAAGTGGACCAAGCTGCCGACCCCGAAGGAGAACACTACTAAGCTCACCCCCACCAAGGGCGACAAGAAAGAGGCCCCTATTGAGGGCGGCGAGAACGAGGCCGTCAAGTATTCTGCCAACAAGTATGTCCTCGAATACGTACTGCGCCGTCTAGCCGGCCGAAAGAAACCTTTCAGGGACACGAACGGCATAGTCCAAAACAGATATGCCATATTCGTCCAGCCAGAAGACATAACGGTCCCCGGTCCACGAATTGACGAGACGGTGGTATCGCTCGCTGACGAGTTCAGCACGGAAGAGGGAGGGCTTTTGACCTATACCCACGATGCGCTGAAACCCGACACGGGGAATATCGTAAAGTGGTGCACGACCACGAAAGACCTCTCAACGGTCAAGGAGGGTGCACAGCTCGCTGATGCTGACGTTCCGTTTACGGACATTGACGTATAGCTCTCAGGTAAGAGGATTGTGATAACGGACAAAGCGGAAAAGACGCTTGACAGCCGGACAGACGGCAACATCGCAGGTTGGAGAAGTGGCATCTCGTCACCCTCATGAGGTGAAGGCCGGTGGTTCGAGTCCACCACCTGCAACGAAAACGAATGACATGGACAAAGGAAAGCAATTGGAGTTAGACATTGCCGACACCATCATAGACAGGCCGAAAGGTTTCAGTGTTGGTAGTCGGCATTATTACTTATATCCCATCACCCTCGGAAAGCTATATCTGCAAAAGAGGGTGATAGACGCACTCGACATCAATACCGAGATTTTACGGTCCAACCCTTACGTTGAGGCGTTGAGGCTTGTAGGGACTAAAAGGGAAGAATGCTGCCTGCTCTTGACATACCACACCTTACGGACTAAACGAGAGGTGTTGGACAACAAGAAAGTGACGAGCAGGAAGAACGCCTTCTTTAAGGCTATGGATAAGGAAGACCTTGCTACGCTAGTCATAGCTTGCCTGACAAGCGACAAGACGGACCCCATCATTCACCATTTCGGGATAGACGAAGAGATGAAGAGGATGTCCGAAGTGGTAAAGGTGAAAGAAGACAGGAACACGTTCAGTTTTGGAGGGAAATCCATTTATGGGACATTGATAGATGCCGCATGTGAGAGATATAAGTGGACCTATGATTATGTCGTTTGGGGAATCAGCTACACCAACTTACAGATGCTGATGAAAGACAAGGTGTCGACAGTATATCTCACCGACGACGAAATGAAGGCCGCACACGTCAATAATACGAACGGCATGATAGACGGGAACAACATGACCTCCGTGATGAACGCCATACACGGTATGGATTGGGAGTAGGTATACATTTACGAAATAGACGATAATAAAAAAACGATGGCAGGATTAAAATTCGACATAACGGGCGACAACAGAAACATGTTATCTGCGCTCCAAGGGGTGCAAGATGGTGTTAAGCAGACACAGAGAGTCATTGAGCAAAGCGGTGCCGGCATAGAAGAGCTTTTTGGCAGGATGAAATCAGCGGCCACAGCATTTGCCGGAGCTTTCTCCGTTCAACAGCTGGCTTCTAAGGTAACGCAGGTTCGCGGAGAGTTTCAACAGCTGGAAATAGCCTTTACCACCATGCTGGGTAGTGCAAGTAAGGCCAATGAGCTAATGGAGCAACTGATAAAGACAGCCGCCACCACTCCCTTTGACCTGCAAGGTATCGCACAAGGGGCCAAGCAGCTACTTGCATACGGCATCCAGGCAGACCAGGTTAACGATACGCTTGTAAGGCTTGGCGACATCGCGGCAGGCCTGTCAATACCCTTGGGCGATTTGGTCTACCTGTACGGAACGACCATGGTCCAAGGCAGGATGTTCACCCAAGACCTGCGCCAGTTCCAAGGCCGTGGTGTCCCTATCGCAGAGGAATTGGCCAAGCAATTCGGTGTTGCAAAAGAGAAGGTGGGGGAGTTGGTTACGGCCGGCAAGGTCGGTGCTGAGGAGTTCAACAAGGCCATCATGTCCATGACGTCCGAGGGGGGTAAGTTTGGCGGGCTGATGGAAGCGCAGAGCAGGACGATAACAGGGCAGCTGTCAAACCTAGAAGACAGCTTTGAGCAGATGTTTAACGAAATCGGCAAGTCGTCTGAGGGAATAATCTCAGACACGATTTCTGTCACATCCACCGTGGTTGAGAATTGGAGGGCTGTTGGTGAGGCTCTTCTTGCCGTACTCACCGCTTATGGAGCTTACAAGGCGGCAGTCATCAGCACGGCAGCCATTCAGGGGGCAGTCAAGAACATAAGGCACACAGAGGAGGCCGCTCAGCTATATGCGGTCATGACAGCCGAACAGCAAGCTCGGATTTCCAAACTGAACCTCTCAAAGGCCTCCGAAGAGTATTATCTTGCCGTCAAGGCCGAAACACGGGCGGAAATGGAACGCCAGACCCAGCTAGCCGTCACGACCCAAGCGGAGCTGGCTGCCGCACGCGAACGCTTTGCCGTGGCAGAGAGGGACAAGGCCGCAGCAACTGAGAAAGTGGCTGTAAAACAGGCCGAACTTGAAGCCGTGCTACAAGAAGCTGCGGCAGAGCAATCAGCAGCATTGAAAAAGAAAATATCCGTCGAGAGCGAGGCTCAGAGCAGGGCCTCGTTAAGAGCACAAAGGCTACAGGAGCAGAAAGAGTCGTTAATATCGCAGGCGCAAGCCCTGAAAGAATCGCAGGCATCACGAGAGGTTGTAGCCGCAAAAAACCGAGAGATTGCGGCAATCAGCCAAAAACTGGCCGTGGCCAAGGCAGAAGAAATCCAACGCAGTCGCAATATCGTCGAATTGAGGAGGGAAATGGCAGCAACGGTTGACGCGACCACATCGAAAAAAGTAGCACGTGCTACGGCCGCATTGGAAACGGCGGAAGAGAACCTGAATACCGCCGCAAAAGCCCGCAATACCGCCGCACGCAGTGTCAGTTCCAAAGCTGCCCTACTTGATAGTACATTGCGACGTGCCAACACTGTTGAAACGGCCGCTAATACAGCTGCCCAGACGGCAAATGCCACCGCCTCGGGCTTTTTGTCTGCCGCTAAGACGAGGCTAACGGCCGTGGCCGCCAGACTGAATGCCGTAATCATGGCGAACCCGTGGGCTGTGGCTCTTGCCGCAGTCGTTGCACTAGGATATGGCATCTATAAGCTTGCATCCCACCAGACTGACGCCCAAAAGGCACAACAAAAACTTGATGATGCGACAAAGGAGTACAATAAGACAATTGCCGCAGAGCAGGCTCAGATTGATTCGGTTTTCGCCCGTCTGAAGACAGCCAAGAAAGGTACGGAGGAGTACAGGAATGCCAAGCAAGCCGTAATCTCCCAATACGGGAAATACCTGACGGGACTTAATAGCGAGGCTAAGAGCCTCAATAATGTTGAAGCTGCTTACAGGGCCGTATCTGCCGCTGCTCGTGACGCGGCCAAGGCAAGGGCTATGGAAACGTTTACGAAAGATGCTGCCGACACATACGCCACCACGGAATCGGAGCAGAAGGAGAAACTGTACAGCCTTCTAAAAGAGAGATATGGCGGCCAAAAGGACAAAAGCGGAATGTCGAAGGCGGAAAGCCTATACTGGCAACTTGTTAAGGTTATCGATGGGCGCAGTAAGCTTAATGAAAAATGGGCCAAGCAGTTCGACAAGACACACTATGTCGCAGGCGACACTGAAACAGGCATTGGCTCATACTCTTATACGACGAACGAGATACAAGATATCCTCTCAAAGATCAGAGGTGCCAAAAGCTCTTATAACAAAACGATGGAAGAGGCCACCCGCCGTTTTGGCGACAACCCCCTTGACAAGACGGAGGAAAAACAGGCTGCCGCCGTAAAGAATAAAAAATACTGGGAAGATTATCAGAAGGAGCAGCAAGGATTGCTTGATGCGATGACAGCTGCGGAACTGAAAACGAAGAAAGCTGCCCAGATTAGAGCCAACATCGCCAACGCGCAGAAGGAGATTGATGCTTACAGCGTTTCGAAAACAACGGCTGGCAGCAAAGAGACGACTAAGATTGAAGACTCAAAGGCGGAACGCATCGCTAAAATACAAGAATATGAGAAGAGCGTCCTCGAACAGCAGAAGGAAACAGAACTCGTCCTAAGGCAGCAGAACATCGATCTGAAAGAGGAGAGTTTCGACAAGGAGATAGAACAGATCGACCTCAATTATGATAGGCTGAAAGCTGAGAATGAAAAGCGGCGAAAAGGAATGATTGAGGCACTGAAAGAAAACCGCGTAAACGAATGGCTAAACCGAAATCCGAAAGCGACTAAGTCCCAACAAGCAAGATATAGGGATAGCCTTAAGCTCACAGAGGATGATCTGAACGAGAAACAAAGGGAACAGCTCGGAGAATACGACAGGATTGCGGAAGAGCAGAAGAAGAAGGCTACCGCCGGTTTGCTTAGGGCACAACAGGCGGCCTTGTATGATTACCTTAAAGAATATGGTACAGTACAAGAGCAGATGTATGCCATCGCTAAGGAGTATGACGACAAGATTGCCAAGGAACAAGACGAGAACCGCAAAAAATCCCTAGAAAAGGAAAAGGAGAACGCGCTTGCGAAAGCCAACATGGGAAACCTAGCCCTCGACATCGATTGGGGGGCAACGTTCGGTGGTATTGGCGGTGTGTTGAAAGATATTGCCAAAGAGACGTTGAGGGAAGTGGAGCAGTATATGCGTTCCGCCGAATTCAAGAACCTCTCACCAACCGACAAGAAGTCGTATGCGGACCTGCGTGACAAGCTGCGCAGTGAAGGCTCTGGCGAAACGTCGTCACCTTTCAGGTTCTCGCAATGGGCCGAGATAGAGAAACATACGCGCGCCTACCAGGAAAGCGTGCGCAACCTGAAAGAGAAAACCAAAGAGCATGCCGCTGCCGTCACCGAGCTGCAAGCGGCGGAGAAAGAACTTTCCGCAGCCACTAGCGAAACATCTAGGAGCATCGCCCAAGCTAAGGTTGAGGCTGCCAAGGAAAAGGTTCAGTCCACAGCAGTAGACCTTAACAACGCGAAGGCTGACAAAGACAACAAGAAGGAAACTCTTAGGGACGGCACTGACAAAGCGGTTCAGGGGCTGAACGATTTCAGCTCAGCCTTACAACAGATGTCGGGCGGAACGCTCAAAGGCTTTGCCGATGGTGTAGCGAACGTCATCAGCTCGATAGGCGGCAAAGGGATGGGCGGCCTCATAGGTGCACTAGGGAGTAAGGCAGGCGGTTTGATTGGGGCAATCCTACAAATCATCGATGCCTTAGGGGACGACCCGACAGGGTTCATCAAAGGGTTGCTCGACAAGATAGCGAAAGTCGTTGAAACGGTCCTCCAACAACTCCCCGAACTCATAATCGGCATAATAAAGGGCGTTTGGAACATCCTCGGAGGCATCATCAGCGGAATAGGCAGTTGGTTCGTGGGAGGCGGCAACGAAAAGGAGATGGAGAAAGAAATATCCAAGCTCGCCAAGTCCAATGAGCTCCTTGCACAACGGATAGAGGAATTATCCAAGAGCATCAACAAGAAGGACAACACCAACGAGCAATCGCTGGAAGCCTACAAGAAAGCCAGGGCTGCCGAGGACGAGTGGGAATCAAACCAGCGGAAGGCCATAAACGCCAGGGCGAGCGAATGGACCAACAAGGGCTATGGTTTCATTGGACTTGGCGGTAAGAAGTCGTTCAACGCACTTTCCAGAGGGAGAGATTGGTGGGGGTGGAACGACTTCAACGAGAAACTTGCCGAGATGGGTTCGAAGTCAAGGGTGTTCAGCGTTCAAGACATGTGGAAACTCACCCCAGAGGAGATGAAAACTCTCAGGAGCTATAAGGACACCGCTTGGAGGGAGTTCTTCGACAATGGCGGGCACAAGAACCCGGAGGACCTCGTCAATCAGTACATTGACCGAGCAGGTAAAATGGATGAGCTGACGTCCGCCCTCAACGAAAAGCTCACTGGATATTCGTGGGATGGATTTATGGACTCTTACAAGTCTGCGTTAAAGAACCTAGAAAGCACGACGGCCGACTTTGCGAACAACATCAACGAGATGATAAGCAACGCCTTGATTGAGAGTTTCACCAACGAGGAGCTGAAACCTAGGATTAGGGAACTGTACGACTATATAGCCAAGGCTGCCGAGAACGGACTTGACAGAGGCGAGATAGACTACATCAGGAAGAAGAATGATGAGATAGCGGCATTGGGGCTGAAGAAGAGGAGCGAGCTCGAACAGGCAGGCATAATACGGAAGAAAGACTCCGAACAGAACGCATCAGCCAACGGGGTGTCCTCCATCACCTACGAGCAGGCAAACAACATCGTCGCGCTTACTACGGCAGGGAACATATCCAGGGATCAGATAAAGGACTTGGTCAACTCCGTGATGTCCAATGTCTCGGCAATGGCCATGCTCTCCTCCTCCACCAATTCCGCCGTGTTGGAAATACGTAATCTGATGATATACAATAATAGCTACTTGGAGGACATACTCAAGTGTTCGAAGTCCATCTATGCGGACTTCTCCAAGAAGATTGATGACGTGAACAAGAACTTAAAAGAAATGAAGTAGCATGCTAAAAGGACAATTGAAGATAAACGGCAAGGATGCGTATACGACTTGGGGCATAAGCATGGACGACACGTCCTTGTCCACTCTGATGACCCCTCCGCCTTTGAAGGCATACATTACAAACGATGACAGGACCAGGCACGGTAAGGAGTATCTCCCTTCCCCTGTTCATGTCGACGCTCGCGACTTGACCCTGCAAATTAATTTGACGGCAAAGACAGAGAGCCAGTTTTTCACGCGTTACGCCTCCTTCTGTGACGAGCTGTCGAAGGGAGTTCTAAACATCGAGACGTCTTATCAAAAAGGTGTTGTTTATCATTGCCTATACCAATCATGCTCGCAGTTTAGTCAGTTCATGCGTGGGATTGGGAAGTTCGCCTTGAAACTAACGGAATTTAACCCAAATAATCGCAAATAAATATTTGTTAATCAAATAGATTTGACTAAATTTGTAGTATGGTAATATATGGTATAGACAACAGGAAGATTATCGACGTCCCATTGACCGAGGGGGCGGAACACGAGCAGGAGTTGAGCAAGTCCGACCTCGTTCGGTTGTCGTGGCAAGGGAGCATAAGGGTTGCCTTGCCTGCCGGCGTGTATGTCGTTCCTTTTGATGATGGGTTGAAATACAGGCTGCTCAACCCCTACGTACCCATTGAAGACGATAAGGGTTTCAAATACGCACCTGAGTTCCACCATCCGCTGATGTGGCTTTCACGTGTGCCGTTCCTCTACGACACCACGGATGAAAATGGAACGCCTATAAGGCAGCAGGAATGGTCGTTTGATGGGTTGACCTCGAGCGCGCTGGAACATGCGTGTAAGGCCATCAACGATGCTTTGGGAATAGTCGACAAGGCTAAGCAGTTTACCTATACCATTTGCGGTAACGTGGATTCGTCCGTGTCTTTCTCCGTGTCCTCGAATGACATTCTCTCCGTCTTGTCTTCCATAGCGCAGGCTTGTAAGGGTAACTCGTGTGAGTGGCATCTGTCTTGGAAGGACAGAGCGTTGTACTTCGGGCAGGTAAGTGTTAATCTTGGAGAGCCAGTTCCCTTGTTGAAGGTCCATGACAACGTACAACATGCCTCCATCAGCGAGAGCAGGGATGGTTATTATAACTGTTTTTATCCGCAGGGTTCTACCAAGAACATGTCGCGCAAGGCACTCGTTGGTACCGGTAATGTAGCGACATTGGCACGCCTTGGGCTGGATAGGACCCAATACCCCGATGGATGCATATACGTAGGTGAGGATGGCAACATTGTCACCAAAGAGCAATTTAATTCCTCAAACTTCGTCAAGCAGACGTTGGCATTGTCTTTTGATGACGTTTATCCACACATTAACCTCTATGCGTATGATGTCCGTAAGCGCGTGAGGTACTTGAAAAGGGAGGGGACTAACGAAATTGAAAAGGACAGCCAAGGCAACAAGAAGACATACACCATTTGGTACATGCGCCTAGCATATCCTACGACCGAGAAGGATATGTCCAAGACGCTGGTCAACACCACTACTGAGAATGTTAATGGTGTCAGCACCACCTATTATTGGTACGACTATGAAGTTGATGAAAAGAAACAGGTGTTGCAGGGGCATACGCTCAAGGGGGTGTTCAAGGTCAACACGCATGCCGTTGGCGGCAAATACGATGCGCTAAGCCAATCGCTTGTAGGGCAGCCCAACGGGCAGGACGGGTTTGAACTTGACTACCACGAGGAGAACAGCCACAGCATACCCCCTAATGCCGATGAGGGAGACAGCGGCGTATCAATTATGAAAGGCGACTTCGAGATATTGAAATATCAGAATGGTGATGTCATTATCCCTACGAACGAGAATGAAGGCCTTTATCCTCGTGGAAAGGAAAAGCCAGATTTCACATGCAATATTGTTGTCCTTTTCAACATGGTTATGGGAGAACAGGAGGTCAAAGCTGCTCAAAAAGATCTTGCCGAGCGAACGATAAAAGAGATAAACAGGCGAATGCAGGATAACAGCAACTACTCATTTGCATCAAACCCAATCGCGTTCGCCAAAAGAAACCCTAACCTTTACATAGGGCAGAAAGTCACATTCGATGACGGACAAGGATACCAATTTTCGACCCGCATAATAAAGTTGGTCACGAAACTGGATTACCCAATCATCCAAGAAATAACCGTTGGTAACCAATCCGCCAAGGGTACAATCTCCCAATTGAAAGAGGACGTGAATAACATTCTGTCTGGCAATTTCAGCGGAGGTGGATTGAATGCCACGCAGGTTCTGAACATAGTGAGAAACTACACTGATGTCCGCTTTTTACGAAAGGATATTCCTGACACGGCCGAAGGTCTCATTACTTTCGACAATGGCGCGAAGACACCCAAGCAATTCAGCATAGGTGACTTCGTTCCAGGGGCTAGCGGTGCGACATTCGCCCAACACCAAGGCTACACGTATTTGGAGGTCGACAAGGCCTACATTCGTCAAAAGGCCATATTCAACAGCCTTGACATCATGAAGATAACGTACTCTTTCGGCAATAGGGTTGTCGGAAAGGGCGGCGTGAAGATAACGCAAGTGTTGTCGTACGCAAGTGACGACTACTTTACGTGTTTCTTCCTAGCCGAAGAAGATGGCATCAAGGTAAAGAACCCCTTTGTCGTTAACGATTTGGCCATCTGCCAAGAGTTCAACGTTTCGCAAGGGACTACGGAGCATGCCACGAACCATTTCTATTGGCGTAAGGTAGTACGGGTGGGCGAGAATTGGGTTGAGCTGTCCAAGTCCATCTGCGCCAGCGGCAGCGACAATCCGTTAGAGGGTGATGCGCTGTGCCAATTGGGGTATATGGGTACGGACAAGCCCGACAGGCAGTGTGCCATCATGGAACGAACGGCAGGCGAGAACGTACCCTCTTACGTCATGTTGCAAGGCATAGACGACTTCACGTTGGAAGGTAAGGATGTTATCAGCTACGGATGGGACAACGCCAAGGGTAGGGCTTACATGAAGACCTATGGGGAAAGTTTTATCGGTGATAGGAACAGGACTGAATATGTCGAGTACACTCCCGAAAATGGTTTGGAAGTCAAGGCCAAGAAGATAAGGATTGTCTCCAACGGCTCTGCTACTGACGTTGGCGAGGGCATCAAGAACGCCAACCAAGGTGTTTCCAACCTCGCCCAACGTGTCACGAGCGTAGAGGTTAAGGCCAACGGCATAGAGCTTAAAGTAGAGAAACGGAAGATAGGTGGAACGAACCTCCTTAGGGGTACCGCGTTCGACACCCTGCAAAGTGCCGTACCGCAATCTTTGATGACTTTGGTCAAGGAAGGCGATAAGAGACACGGAAAACGTAATTGCATCAAGGTGACATCAGTCGGGAAGACGGAGAACCAATTTGCAGGGACGAGGTTGTCCGCCCCTGGGCTACCCGATACAGAATACACCGCATCCGTTTGGCTTATGTCCGACAACTTCACCTCAATAGATGCTGGCGTTTTCAGCGAGATTATCTATTGCAAGGGCAGTACGAGGTTGAGGTGGTGGGGAAACCCGAAGCACGAGATAGGAGAAGAGGGCAAATGGCAACGTTTCGTCTTCACGTTCACCACGCCGAACGATTTGGACTTCGACACTATCGAGTTCAATACGTGGGTCTTGAAAAACGGAATAGCCTACATCAGTGAACCTCAATTGGAAAAGGGGAATATCGTCACCGATTGGAGCGAGAACCCCGAAGACGTCAAGGACGGACTTGTGAAGACAGGCATCGACATCACGGAGGGCAAGGTCAAGGTGACGGCCGACAACTTCGAGATTGTCAACCCCAAGACGAACGAGACCTCTGCCATGATTGACGGAGAGGGAAAGATTGATGCAAAGCACATCGCCGCCAAAAAGGTATGGTCTGAGATAGTCGAGGCAGGAGAGATTGACGCTCAAAACGCCAAGTTCAGGAACATGCAGGTGGAGAGCGGCAAGGTTGGGGGGTTCGACATAAGGGGGCAGCTGCTGACGAACGAGAATACCAACTATTCCGCCCTCATTCACATCGATAACAGGAACGATGGTGCATCAGTACTTCTAGGTATGGGGGTCGATGTCGCTACTGGACTGGAAGCGGCCGCGAGAATAGAGAAAAAGAGAAGTTCTTATGCCAATAATACACACATAGGTCTAGCCGTTGGGGCAAAAGATGGAATTGTTGGAAACCACGCCCTTTACATTACAGGCGGTAATGTAAAGGGGTTCAGGAGATACACAAGGGATATTTTTGAAGACTCTATGTTGAAAGGCGACGATTGTGTATTGCAGGTAATGAGGCTTTGTGCTGTAGCTTTGCCTCCTCCACAAAACTTGGAGAATGGGCAAGAATATGTTCTATACGTTTGGAACGAATGTAAGATAGAATGTAAGGGAAATGAACATATCCGATGCGTAAGTGATAGTGGAACTCCGTATTATACAAAAGAAGTTTGGATTAGGGGAGGTATGTGTAGAATGGTAACTTTGTCATTAAACAAAGCCAATAACTTTTGGTTCAGTAACATTGTACAAACGAGATAGTAAGAGTGTAATAAAAGTAGACATGATGAGCTGTAACAACAATAACCGCGGTCTGACACCGCTAGCAAGAAAGAATTACAACGAGGACTTCTTCGTACGTCTTCGGTTGTTGACGGATGGGGAGGGCAAGCCTTTTCCCGATGGCGACTTCATGGTGGTCTTCACGAGTACAGGTGGGGGCAGATACACATGTGGCCGTGAAAATGGCGCATTGACCAATTGCAAGGTCAACCCAGACGGCACCGCAACGTGTTTCATCCAAGGCGGTAACTTGGAGGTCGGCACGCTCAAAGCGGAGGTGCGCATCATGCAGGACGACCCCAATTTCCCCAGCGGCAAGCGCAGGGACGTGCTTTTCCCCGATGGCGTGATAGAACTCGTCACTGGGGCTAGCTCGTTCGATGACGTGCAGATGGAGGTGGCGATGAACTATGCCGTTGTTTCCGCATACGAGTTGGCCGTAAAGAGAGGCTACCAAGGCACACAGGAGGAGTTCTACGCCACATTCTCCGAACTCACCAAGACGATGAACTCGACCAAGGAGACGGCCAAAGGCTTGCAAACGAAATTGGAAGAGGTAAATAGAGAGTGGCAGGAGTTGAACACGTCCATAACCGACAAGCTAAGCACCATCAAGGACGGCAAGAGCGCATACGAGCTAGCCAAGGAGCATGGATATGTCGGCACGGCCGAGGATTTCTATTCTTCTTTTAGGAACATTTCTAAAGTTGTAGATAGTGCCAATTCAATAAAAGAAAGCATCAAAGAATTGAAAAACGAATTGAATGGCAAAAATAAGATAACAAAGGAATACAATGAAACCACTAAAGGTAGTTATATCCTACCGAATGGTAATACTTCGCCACATGTGGCTTTCGCCACATCGGACTACATCGATTTGCCTAGCGGTTCGACATTGACTACTTCTAACTTGTTTGGGCAGGGAATTTGCTTTTATGACGTCAATAAGCAGCCGACAACTAAGCAACCACAGAATGCGACAAGTAGAGAAATTGGTGCAGACGAAATTCCAGCCGATGCAATGTATTTTAGGTTCGCTGGAAAAGTCGAGGCAAATCCAAATGTAACAATAAAGTACACGCAGAATGCAGTTGAAATGCTAGGACTAAAGCGTGATGTCCTGACTGTGAAAAATACTATGGGTGGAGCAAAAAGAAGTGTTTATGCTGATGGCCTTTATAAAGGCTTTCTCTCGTCTAACGGAACGTTCACGGGGCGTGCGGGCTGGCTCACTTCTGACTACATAGTTCTACCTAATAACGCGACAATTACGTCCAGTGGGTTATATGGGCCTGGCATCTGCTTTTATGATGCGCATAAAAAGCCAACTGCTATACAGGTTAATCGTGCAGCTAATAGGCGAATATCCTATACGGAAATTCCAGCTAATGCAATGTATTTCAGATTTACGTACGCCACGACATCAACGCCAAGCGTGGAGGTCGAATATTCAGGCATTGACGAATATAAGGCAGATGTAAACAAACGTATCTCTATTCTAGCTAATAATCCAGGGAACGAGGTTGCCACCATCACCCATTACCCGATATATGATAATACGTATATACTGCCAGATGGCACAAATGGGCAGTCTAACGCATATATGTGCTCTGAATTTATTGAAATTCCAGAAAAAAGCGAAGTACGTACGTATAACTTGTACAATATCGCTTTCTATGATGCGAATTTGAAATTAACAACAAGCGTTGGAATGCCAAGTGGAGACCTGTTGACTTCAAATAACATACCTAGTGGGACTCGCTATCTAAAATATTCTGCACTTAAAACGGAAAATGCGAAGGTAGAGATTATCTCTTACGGGCTTATGGCTAAAATAAATTCCCTACAAACGGAGTTGTCGAATGCGCAAAAGCAGATTAGCACACTGAATAAACAATTTGTCTACGACAAGAATGGCAGACCATATCGTCTTGGAGTTGTGGATGGGAAAATAACTGCTTTATCCGCAACTTACAAGGAAGTCGTAATCTTAGGAAACTCGCTAACATGGCATGAATACTGGGGTGGTAAGGGAACTAACGATGCAGAGAATTGGAGTGGCCTTAACCGTTCGATGTCAAGCACTACAGATGATGTATCGTGGCCATTCTTGCTACAACGAATATTGCAGAAGAGAGAGCCAACGGCCAAGGTGGCAGGTGTTATGATGCGAAACTGGGAGGGACAAAAAGATGGCGAGCGCGATGTCACAACCATTCCAACAACAAAGGCACTGCTTGATGGGGCACTAACCCCGACAACAGATTTGATTATATTTAGAACGGGTGAGAATAGCGCATCTGGAAATGCAGCCTTGTATAAGGAAGACGTGTTACGGCTTATTGACTATTGTTTGGCAAAGTCTCCCAACGCATCAGTGTTGATTTGCGGGCTATTTTGGCCAAACACAATAAAGGATGAGGGCATAATAGCCGCAGCTGGCGAAAGAGGATACCAGTATATATCTGCTGGGAGGTTATACAGCGACCATCGCGAGATATACGGAGATTACCATATTGATAGTAAGACCAAGGAAGAGGTATTGATGAGTCATTTGACGCTGACGCATACAAATGACCTAGGCTTTTATCTGTGGGCTAACAATGTAGCCGACAATCTTGGTTATGGTGCTGAATTGTTGAACGAATTGCATGAGATTTCTATTACTTCGAGTCTGCCCAAAGGTTATAAGATAAAGGAGGTGCAGTCGCCTTATAAGTCGCTTGTTACGGTGTTGACTTTTGAAAGCGTACAGCCTACAATTGCGGTTACATCAAAAAACGGATTGTCAATACCGATAAACGTGCATGATATCACATCTAAGAATATCGGAGGTGTAACCTACGCGTTCACATTCCTAATGCCGAATGATGATGTGACGATTGCTCTGAGTTAATATTATGGATTATGCTAGGCTTCATAAATCCATAATACGTGGGCGAAGTGCTGGCATTCGCTCTGATTTACGGAACATTATTAATTTAAAAATAAATGCTTAAAGACAAATTATGGGAAAGGTGATTGTAATCTTATGGATTTTGTTCGGGCTGTACCTGCTGGTCATGGCGGCGATGGTGGCAGACCTGTGGTCGGGAGTGAGAAAGGCGAAGAAGTTGGGCATCGCCGCGTCCAGTTATGGTTTCAAGAGAACCGTCGACAAGGCTGCCAAGTATTATAACCTCATGATTGCCCTCACGGTGATAGATGCGATGCACATGGGCGCGATATGGTACTTGGAGGAGTATTACCAATACCACCTGCCGATGTTTCCATTCATCACATTGCTAGGGGCTATCTGCATCGGGCTTATCGAAATTAAGTCCATCTACGAAAAGGCGGAAGACAAGGTGCGCATTGACAATGTGGCTGCATTAGCCAAACAGATTATCGTACACCGCGACAGCATGGACGAGATTGCCAACGCGGTGGGCGAATATATGAAAAAGAAAGAAAACGAAAAAGAAAAGGAGGAAAAGTAATGAAAATGATTAAGAGCTTTTTGAAAGAGTTGAGTTTGACCAAGTTGGTGTTCATCATCCTCGGCCTAGTATTCGGATTTGTGCCGATGTTGACCGAAAAGGATGCCGAGTACAATTGGGTGTTCGCATTCATCGCCTGCGCCATCATGTGCGCCTTTTTGGAGGCCATGCGCGCGGTAATGGTGAAACCCAAGGTAGAGGAAGACGAGGAAGAGAAAGTCGAGAAAAAGAAAGGCAAGAAACCCCGTTATGATTGGCGCAATCCTGTCGTGGCGTTGGTGGCGACTGCCGTATCTATCGGAATGTGCTTACTATTATGAAGTTGACAGAAAGATTAGCCAAGTTCGGTGCGGACAGGTGGATGCACATCACGGCATCCCTTGTCCTTGCCGACATTACCACACGATACTTGCACAGGTGTGGCGCAGGATGCCTTTTATCCGCTGGCGTTGGCTTTGGCGTGAGCTTGGCGGTTGGTATCGGCAAGGAGTGTTACGACAAGTTTAAGGAAAATGAAACGTTTGATTGGGGCGACATCAAGGCGGACATCATCGGTTCTGCGTGTGGCTCTGTAATTGGACTAGTGTGAAAGGAGGTCAGAATGGTATTGACATTAAAGACAAGGGCTAACAAGGAAACATACACTATCGGGCATCTGTTCGTTGACGGTGAGTATTTCTGCGACACGTTGGAAGACACCAACCGCGGACTTAACGACAACATGTCAACTGCCGAAATTCTCAAAAAGAAAGTAAAGGGCAGGACGGCCATACCGCGAGGGACTTACAAGGTAAGTCTCACGATGTCGCCAAGGTTCAAGCGCGTGATGCCCCTGCTCATGAACGTGAAAGGCTTTGAGGGTGTGCGCATCCATTCGGGGAACACCCCCGAAGACACGGAGGGGTGCATCCTTGTAGGACTTAACAAGATTAAGGGACAGCTCGTTGAGAGCCGCAGCACCTTCGACAGGCTGTATCGTACAATGGCTGCGGAAGTGCAGCGAGGTAAGAAAATATTCATTGAAATTATCTAGGCATGAAAGGAAAGAATATTCTAATATTGGTATTGCTGACTATCGCCTTTGCCTTAGGATTTTACCTCGGGAAAGGTGGGAAAGGCGAAGAGCGCGTAAAGGAGCGCATTAAGACGGAGGTGGTGACAAAGTTCGACACCATCAAAGCAGCAGCTCCCAAACCCGTCCATGATACCATCGTAAAGTGGCAGGAGGCGAGAGTTCCAAAGGAACATTTGCGTGACCTCACGAAAATGACAAATGGCTCTGATAGTGTTGATGTTACGTTACCCATCACCCAACGAACATACAGGGACAGCAATTATACGGCATGGGTAAGCGGTTACAAACCATCGTTGGACAGCATACACACGTACAACAAGATGGTATACACCACACGGACTATCGAGCGAACTATAACCAAGCCTCCCCGAAAATGGGGCATCGGCATCAACGCTGGTTACGGATATGGCATTAACTCTAAATTATTCGAGCCGTATATAGGCGTTGGCGTTACGTATGTAATCTTTTAGTTTCATAGGCTTATTTGATTTCTTGTAAGGGGTGTGTCTTGATGATGCGCCCTTAACTTTATCTTGTTAACAAATCTTATGTTACAATATTTGGTAACAAGAGAAATTATTCGTAACTTTGCAATATCAAAATTCACAAATAACAATTTAAAAAAGGTCGGCGCCAGACCGAAACAACGGCTTAAAAATATGATGTATGTATCATTACAAGACAGATTTTCAAAGTTTGAAAACAGCATCTTTACTGAGAAAGAATTGCGAGGGTTGTCGACATCTGAAAAAGAGTTTGTCCGCGAAAACAGCATGAGCCGAGTTTTTAGACAAGAAGTGCAGTTTAGACACTTCAATAAAATCTACTTATTCATTGCCGTTGACCGCACGACAGGTAGAAAACACTTATATGGGCAAACCAAATGGCAGGTTCTCTGCCCTAACCGAAAAGACACCTGCTACATGCAAGGGGCTTTTAACTATAATTGTTGGCTGTTACCGCAATTGTTCAGCGGGTGCGATTTTTTCAGCCCTGGCTGTTGCGAGATAAGGGTTAATATGCCATCATGGCGAATTTAACAAACAAGCAAGCCACACTTTCGCGCAGCTTGTTATAAATTTATCTTTATGATAAGATCAGAACGGAAACGAATCGGCGCGCGCATTACCGCGCTGCGCGAAGAAAAAGGGTTAACCCACGAACAACTAGCCGAACAAGTTGGCTTGTTCGTGGGCGAACTTATTCGCCTTGAAAATGGGCGAAATAATATAAAATTAGTAGACCTAATTGCCGTGGCCAACGCGCTTGGCGTATCAATTGAATTGCTTAACAAAGAATAATATAGCTAAGGAACTTATACCACTAACACTGCCAGAATTCGGCTTTGTCTCAGATGACTTGAGTGGCGAATTAAGAGGGCGTAATGTGATTATTCACATTCGCTCAATGTCGATTATTGAGATATTAGAACGTGAAGATGTATATTACTATGAGCCTGATGTACTCTATCATAAGTTTGATTATGAGAATATGTTTGGCGAAACAGAACACCTCGTGGCTCTGTTGCATGTCTGTACGACATTTGATAAGGAGATAGATAGGGCATACATATTAGATAACATTATTAAGCCTGCGTGCGAATATTACATGGAATTCACCACAATGGCAGACCAAGAAATGCAAGAGGAGGATGAAGAATGGCCGTTATAAAAGAACTTGCGGAAAGAGAACGCATCGGGCAAAAAATCGCCTCAATGCGTCAAGAGGCTGGGTTGTCCCAAGCGCAATTGGGTGAAAGGTGCGGTTTGGAGCGGTTTCACATCAGCAGGATAGAAAGTGGACGACATAGTGTCGGCTTTGACACACTGGCAGCCATTGCGAAAGCTATGGGGAAAACAATAGATTTCGTTTAAAATGTTCGTCTATTACATACCTAATGACAAGGACGTAATGGACGAACATGTTTCATTGAACATATAGGCTTAGATGTTCGTTGTAGTTTCTAGCGTATAGTCTATAATCTTCTTAATAGCCTCGTCTGCATGTTTTCTCATTATTCGGATATAGTTGTAAATAGGCCTATTTTGTTTCATTGATTGTCCTATCGTATATTCCAGCACCTCTAATGGAATGCCAAGCTCAAATCCGTATTGAACGAAAGATTTCCGAGCCGAATAATAGCACAGCCTTTTAATGCCTATGTCCTCGCCTATCCTTTTCAATGTGCGCGCAACATATCTGCTGAAATTGCTATAAGTAAAAGAATATCCGAAGTCAAGTGCCCCATCGGTTGAGCGGTATTTCAATAAGATCCTTAAAGCATCAGGTGGTATGGACAATTTTATGCGCTTGTCACCTCTCTTTGTGTTCTTTGTCTTTGTCCTCACATAGTCGATTTCGTTGTCGTCAGAAAATTTAATTGATAGCAAGTCGACAAGGTTAATACCCCCAAGGTAAAAGCTGAGAAACCATAAGTCCTTTGCTATTATCTCTATTCTGGTCTGCGGAACATAAGCTTTTAGCTTTTTGAACATATCGATAGGCAGATCCAATTCCCGAACTAACGATTGTGGTATCTTGCAGTCTTGGAAAGGAGGAACCTCGTACTTTACGAGATACCTTTTCCTTGCCAGGTTTGTAATGACACGGAGTCTGACCAGATACATCCCAGTTGTTGTCTGATTTAGCCTTTTCTTGTTTTTCAGGAATCGCTCAAAGTTATTCACCATGATTGGCGTTATCGATTTTGCTGGGATGTCCCCTTTTGAAAATTCGGTAAAGTAAGCTCCGCACCTTTCGATAAGTTCCGCGTAGCCGGTTCTTTTTTCTTCTCTAAGTTCTTCAACATAGTCACTACATATTCTACTAACCATAACGTTGTCATCCTTGTCACAGAAAGACATTATGGTGTTTTTCAGTTCCTTTGCTGAAAGCCTATCCACGTTGTAGATTTCGTCCACAACCTTTTGATACTTGTTCAAGAGATTCCGTAATTGCATGTTCATCACGTCAGCGTCAAACCTCTTGACGATGCGCCCGTTTTTGAATTGCGATATGTCGTCTATGATATAAGGCGTGATGATATAGCACGTCTCGTGATGGTGCCTAACGGCTATCCTAATCTTATGTTTGCCGTTAGATAGCTGCTTTGCTTTGAAAATAGTAAGGGAAAGTGTTGCCATTTTATATATGAGTTAAATTAAGGGATACTCAATAGATACGCGTTTCGCGTCAAATTTGAGAATATAAAGCCTTTTTTTTAACTGATATATCTCTGCTAAAAAAGGAAGAGCACCATTGAACCTGCTGGTTCTCAGGCACTCTTCCA